CCAGACTTATCATCGATGTCTGAGCGGCAGTAGAAAATCGCGTTATTCCCATAATACCAAGCCTAAGTGCTTGGCCAGCTTCTGCGGTCTCAGCCATTTCAACACCAAGATTTTTGGTTTGATTCCAAGAATCGATTAAAACCGTCTTCAGTTCTTCATTAGCCATGGTTGCTTGGCGAGTGCTAGCAGCTAGCTCTGCAAATTCTTTTAAGCTATTAACTGTATTCGCAATAACATGCCCTACTATATTTAAGGGATTAAGCATGGCCGTAAGTTCTGTACCTATTGCCGCCAGAGTATCACCAAAATTAGCCCCTCCGGCCACAGCCTGTCCCAATATACCACCAAAGCCTTTTTTGCCCAATTCTTCATTTAAGCCAAAAACGCTGCCCGCTAATTGAGCGGTTGATGATCCGAGCGCATCCGAATTCTTTTTAAGCTTGGCTTCGGCAGTCGTTAATTTGACAACCGACTGTTCGGCCTTCTTCATTGCTTCAATAGCTTTTAGCAATGCTTCACCATGAAGATTCTCAAGTTTTTCTAATTTTTCAATTAATTCTAAATGTTCTTCGGTTTTTTCATCCAAGTCTCTAAGAGCGTCGAGCTTTTCGTTAATAGCTTTAATGGCCAATTCATCATTTTCTCTTGCCTTTTGTTCCAAACTTGCGAGGAGAATTGCATTGTCTTTTGCTTTAGATGCCTGCTCTTCTAAAAGTTCAATTTCAGTTCTTAAACGATTATATTCCAGCTGAGCGGTATTGGCTAATTCCTTACGCATCTTGAGCTGTTCAGTGCGCGATTTATTTAGCTTATCAATAGCTTCTTGAAGAGAAATGACTTGTGTTTTATCATCTGGTGGCATCTACGGGACCTCTATTTAAACGGCCACTTTATGCCCGTTTCTCTTTCAAATGCTGAAACAGCGTTACCAAGTTTATATTTATTACTTAAAGTACGTGCATCATTTAAGCCGTATTTTAGGTAACTTTCCATATATCTCTTTTCGCCTGCGAGGGCAACAACAAATTTATCTATTTCGTTTCTTGTCCCCCGAACAGTTAAGCTGGGAAGGTTCAGGCCAAACATACTTTTCAAAGTATACTTAAGCACTGAACCAAGACTTGCCAAAGATTGTTCTTTTAAAAGTTTATATTTTTCTAAATCAATTACAACTTCTTCCATAATATAGACCTCGCCTATTCATTATAATTAGTTTTTGTTGATAAAAAAATATTATCTTCTTCGCGTCGAGGAACGCATAGAATCCTCATGACGTCTTTTTTCTTCTTCAAACTCATTTTTTAATCTCTTTAAAAACCAAGCCCGCAATCCTACGGGAAGATTATAAGCCTCTATTAGACTAAGTTTGCCGTGAAACACTAAGGCGAACATTTGTTCATAGACGTTCGCGCTATATTCATGATCGAGGCCAAAAAAAGTCCGCACTAAGCGGAACCTCCATTTCTTGCTCATATCCGCAAGCGTTGCATTCGAAAATTTGACTCATGTCGATATTGGGTACAATTTCAGCATATGTTTCTCTCAAATATCTAGAATCAGCCGCAGGCATCACTTCTAAAAATTGATTAATCATATTTCTATCAGTGACATTGTTTAAGGAAACAATAAATCTCTTAAACATCTCAATCAATCCCGTTTCTGCTTTCTTGTTCTTAACATTCCGTGCTTCGTCGTGGCCATTTAATAGCTTAACTTCAGCGCATATACCTGTTGTGGGAAGATTTAAAATAAAATTTTTCTTCTCGTTTACCTCAACGTTTGTAGGTATTTCAACTTCTTGGCTACTAGAAAGCAGTTCATTCAAATCAATAACCTGAGTTTGCATATTACCGCAACCTGGGCATGTAACATTGGTTTTATAGTCCGGACCATAAGCAGAAGCCCTAGCAGAGATAACTATTGCATTCTTGTCGCCCATGAATAAATCTTTAACATTAATATTTTTATCGACCAATAAACTGCTAACCACTCTATCAATCGCAACACCCTTTTTGATTAAGGAACGATTTGTAAGAACGTCTTCCTCTTTAGCAGTCATCATACTAATCTCAATAGAATTCTGACCGTAGAGAGGATGACCCTCCGAGTAAAACCTACCCTGAGAAGGAAGATCAACAAATTCAGTAGGTTTTATAAAATTTAATAAACTATTGTTATTTGCGTCTTCTTGGTGAGTGTTTAGGGGCGTTGAAATATCGTGCTCTGTCGCAGCGGGTTCTGGTGGAGCAGGTACCGCTAGGCGAGCACTATTATTTCTTGATTCCATTTTTACCTCTTTCTATTTCCTTATCTTATCCTACGACCCACTACAACCTCAGCGAGCCGCCAGCGGTTTGTATAGCATAATCATAATCGATATCAAATTTGACTTCTAAGAGACCATCGTTTTCATAATTCAGGTCGCCGCCAAAATCAATGGTGCCGTTAATAAATGGGTTGTGCAAGGTCCACTCAGAAAGGACGTTCGCATTAGGGCTTATAACTTTCGGAACGCCGCCGCCTGCTGGTGCCGGTGCGCCAAGATGCCTAATGATAATTTGCCCAAATGAGCGTGCAGCTGCAGCTTTAGAAATATTCTTGGCTGCAGCCTTCGCACTCTCCGGTACATTGTAACCTGATCTTTGAAGAACCTTGTAAATTTCTGCTCCCATATCTGGCTGCGCAGTATCGACCAATACTACTGAAATAGGGTTCCATACTACTCGATTAGGATATTTGAAAGTGTGATTCAAAAATTTATGGCTGGTCGAATCCAACGTAGCATTGGGCATTGTTACACTTCGGCAAGCAAACGTTGCGGCGGAACCTACTTCTCCTACCGCGCTAATAGTAAGTAAAAACCTGAATTGCCTTTTAGGTTCTAATGTTTCTGTGTTCCAAAATGTTGCTCCCATGCGAATGGTCTCCTATACGTATAGCATCTTATCTTTAAATAAATAGTGTTTTGTTTTATTAATCTTCAAAAGAAGCCCCTGTTGAAGTAATAAAGAAATCCAAAGCGATATATTCAATAGACCGAGCAGGCTTCAGCAAAATCTTTGCATATAAGATATTTCTATCAATCAACTCGGGTGTTGTCGTCGTATCATCAAGGATAAACTTGTAGTCAGTTAAACCAAATTTTGTTTTTACATCGCTAAGGAGTGGTTCAACTTCGCCTGTAAAGCGATCCCATGTAGCTTGAACATTCTGTTGAAACAGAATATTGTTAGCAATAGTAGAAATTTGCTTCTTCAAGAAGATTAGTAACCTTCTTACATTAATTCTGTCTAAAGCAGTCGCTTGAATTTGGCATGTTTTCTGTCCAAAAACTACGATTCCTTCAGCTGGGAAAGAAGCAATGGGATTAATTCTGTGTTCATAGAGACTATCGCGATTTTTCGATGTCAATCTCCTACGAACATTAACCACTGGAATTCCTGCCGAACCTTGTGAGAGTCCGCCGCGATTAAAGCCAGCGGGTGCAAACCAAAGTTCTGAACGTGCAGCTGAAGAGCCCATAGTACCCATTGCAGCAATCGATGGTGGAATCCAAAGAAGCTGACCAGTTCGGGAATCGCGTGTTTGGACCCAAGGGAAAAATGCACTACCATAACTTGAATTGGTTTGGCGCGCTTTCCAGGTATTAACTGCATTTGTAACATTGGGAAGTTTCGGATATCCAGACGTCGTGGACGAAATTGGATTCCCTTCTGCTCTCGGTTGATAGTCGTTTTCGATATCAACAATAGCCAGAGCATCACCTCTTTCTTCACATATATCAATCAAATCATCCGTCAAAGACTCATTCGTAAGACCTGGCTGAGAAGCTAAATTATAATCTACAAACTCAGGGTCTCGAATAACATTCATTGCTCGCTGAATAGAGTGTACTGCGTAATTCGTTACGCCAGTACTACCATATCTAGAGCCTACACTTTCACCTTTCAGTAATGTATTTCTGAAAGGATTCATTTCGGTAATGTCGAGTCCATCGAAACCACCATGAAGAACAGTCGTAAATTTATTTATTTTTGAACCTGTTACAACAAAAGCTGCGCCGCTCAAAGCACTAATAGAAGTAGCATCGGCGCGGGAGCCGGAATGATAATAATAACTTAACGTTTGGCCTTGAACCGCCCTAACATTATCAAGCGTAAAAACATACTGATTCGTAATTGAAGCCGCTGTAGAGGTTACGCCTCCTGGTAATACGCGAAGTAATTCAGTCACGCCGGGATCAATACGTTTTCCACCAGAAGATTCCATTAGATCAACACCAAAATAAGCATTTTCTTGACCCGCTGCGGATGGTCCCATAAGAGTACTAGCTGATACTACTAATGGAATAGCTGGGAAGTCAATGGCCACGCCGGTTAGACTACTGGTGACGGCGGTTGGCAGGCCCCAAGACCACTGAATCTTGTCGTCAGCATTTCCCAAGTATGTTGGCCTGTTTACGATATCACTAGCTAGACCCCATGAAGATCCTTCAATAGATCCAGACTCCCAAAACTCGCCACCAGCACCGCCTTGTTTCAGTGTCAAACGACTAAAGGTCGGTGGTCCGATGACGCCAAAAGGCATTAAAGTAGGCAATGCGCCCCCTTCGGCAACGTCTGGATGGACTTCTACTCGGATATAATTAGATTTGTTGCTATAATCTCCT